TTTTATGGATCTGCAGGAACTGGTAAAACTACCTTGGCAAAGATTATTGCAAATAGCGTCGATGCTGATTTGATGTATATTAATGCATCAGATGAAAACTCAGTAGACGCAGTCCGCGATAAGATTAAGCGTTATGCATCAACGGTAGGATTTCGCCGATGGAAAATCATTATCTTGGATGAGGCAGATTACTTAACACCGAATGCACAAGCAGCTCTTCGTAACTTGATGGAGACGTATAGTAAAACAACCCGCTTTATTCTTACATGTAATTATGTTGAAAAGATTATTGACCCGATTCAATCACGTTGTCAAACATTTGCAATTACGCCACCAAATAAAACAGATGTAGCAAAACGATTAGTTACTGTATTAGATGAAAAAGGCATCCAATATGACATTAAAGATGTAGCTGCTATTATCAATTCATCATATCCAGATGTTCGTAGAGCAATTAATGCAGCCCAAGCATCGGTAGTTAATTTTAAATTGCAATTGGATAAAGCAAGTGCAATTCAAGCAAATTACATGACCGAAGTGTTAGAGATGCTTAAGAATGCAAAAGACAAAAAAGCAACTTTCACAAAAATACGTCAATGTATCGCAGATAGCAAAGTTAAAGATTTTACTCCATTATATACATTCTTATATGATAATTTAGATGACTTTGCCCATGGCCATATTGCACCATGCATTTTAATCATTGCAGAATCTCAATTTAAAGATGCTAGTGTTGTTGACAAAGAAATTAACATCATGGCAATGTTTGTTAACTTATTAGGCGAAATTTAATGTCAATAACACCACATAAGGATTTAGTATCCATTGTATTTAAAACATCAAATCGTAGCAACGCAAAGACTAAAATAAAGACTTTTCGTAATAAATGTATTGATGACATTTTGAATGCTAAACGAATAATAGGAATTCCAGAAAATGCAATTATTGTAGAAATAGGAATGGGAAGTAGGTTAGAAGAACAATATCGTAAAAAATACAATTTATAATGGCAGAAGAAAAAAAGAAGGCAGCTACAATGTTTGATTTCATTGATGGGGTAACTCATAAAAAGAAAGAATGGTCACAATGGTCTGATATGGATCAAAAAGCATTTAGTCCTTTCATGATGAACCGATTTTTATCGATGCGTATGGAATTGACAGAGTTGATCAACGAATTTCAAACATATACTATCGGATTGTTGCGACCGCAAGAGACATATAAATTGTATCATGAACTATTGCCAAATAACAAGGCATTTTCAAAATATATAAAAGGTAAATCAGAAGATAAGTATGAAAAGGGTTTAATTGAACAAATTGCAGAACATTATCAGATAGGTAAGTCAGAAGCTGTTGATTATATTGAATTAATGAACAAAGAAACCTTGGATAGAATCATTTCAATGTATGGTTATAGCGATGGTGACAAGAAAAAATTATTGAAAGGAATCAAATGAGCAACGTAAATACACAATCACATTACAAAGGCAAGGACAGCCTTTATAAGTTTGCTGAAGAGTGGGGATTGAACTCATATGAATTCGATATCATTAAACGCATTGTAAGATGCCGGCATAAAGGATCTTTTCAACAAGACTTAACCAAGACAAAAGATCTAATAGATATATACTTAGCAGAACAATTGGATTCTAACAAATAATTTCATATAATATAGTATGAAGCAAAACAACTATATTGCCCCAATTTATCGATTATCATTACGAGACCCGGATACGGTAGCAAGAAGAATATCATACTCACAATGGTCAATGTATGAGCGATGCCCAATGTCTTGGAAGTTAGCATATATTGATGGATTAGCTCCATTCCAAGCATCGATTGATACAACATTTGGAACAGCATTCCACGAAACCTTTCAATATTTCTTAACGGTAATGTATACCGAATCTGTAAAGAAAGCAGAGAATTTAGATTTTCGAGGAATACTACAAAATAAGCTTCGAGAAGAATATGCACGTTGTGTTACCGAATCAGGAGGAGTACATTTCTCCAATCCATTACAGTTAGCAGAATATTTAGAAGATGGTGTAGCTATCTTAGAATGGTTCAAGAAACGCAGAGCACAATATTTTTCTAGCAAGAATTGGGAATTAGTAGGTATTGAATTAGATTTATGCACTCAAGCATCTGAAAAAAATCCATCTGTATATTGGTATGGCTTCATCGACGTAGCTATGCGTAATACCGTAACTAACCACATTGTTTTGTTTGATATTAAAACATCACGTGCTGGTTGGAATAAATATCAAAAAGCAGATAGCTTAAAGGCAGCACAATTAGTTGCTTATAAGAATTATTTTGCAAAACAATTTGGAACACCTGTTGATCATATCGATGTTGAATTCTTTATTGTAAAACGCAAACTTATTGAAGAATCAATGTTCCCACAAAAACGCATTCAAAACTTTAGACCATCATCAGGCTCTGTTACGCAACGCAAAGTGCAGAAACAAATTGATGCATTTGTTGAAAAATGTTTTGATGCAGAAGGCAATAAGAATGCCGAAACTTCATATATGGCAATATCAGGAAAAGGCGATAAGAATTGCAAGTATTGTCCATTCAAAACAGATTATGAAAAATGTCCTAAAGAAAATAGGATTCGAGAATAAATTTTCTTATAATAAGATATGTACAAACACGAACATGTTTATGTTTATCAATTTGAAGTAAAGAATCATCCTACTTGGCATGGCGTTAGTACTTGCAAAATGGAATATTCTTTATGCACCAATATTGATGGCCCTAATCACAAAGAAAATAGATCTATACTAGAACAAATGCTTCGTGTAGTATATGGATATATGCCTAAAGGTGTTAAATTTTTACATGAAAAGATATGATGACACGAATTGCAATAATCGGAAACACAGGTTGGCAGAATAAACGAAAAGTACAAGATACACTTCAAAAATTAAAATCACAATTTAGTGACGATTTAAATGATTTGATTATCGTAGGTGCCGGCGGCAACGAAGGCGCTAATAGTATGGTTCGTAAGTACGCATTAGAATTTGGATTACGTTATGAAGAATATAATCCATCATTTTCAGGTTACAATATGTATTCAGCAATGCCAGAACCATATTATGGCAAACCATACCATTTTTCACAATTACATCATCGAATGAAATTGATTGCAGAACGTTGTGATTACATGATGATTATGACCAATGAAGATGCATTAGATCCAGTTCTTAAAACAGCATACAACAATGTAAATAAACTTAAAAAACCGGTGGTTATATTAGGTTAATACATATTTATAATAAAGTTATAATAAAGAAAGAGTTACAAATGGAATTACCAAAATTACGAAAAATCGACCCGAACAAACCTAAGAAAAAGAAAATTTTGCTATTAGCAGATGATTTTCGTTTGCCATCAGGAATTGGGACAGTTAGTAAAGAAATTATTTTTAATACCGTACATCATTATGATTGGGTACAATTAGGAGCAGCATTACAACATCCAGAACATGGAAATGGTATGGATATGTCTCAACATGTTGCACAAGAAACAGGCGTTGAAGATGCAGATGTAAAATTAATTCCATGGTCTGGTTATGGCGATAGAAATATTTTATTTGCAATCATAAATCAAGAAAAGCCAGATGCAATTTTCCATTTCACTGATCCTAGATATTGGACATGGTTATATCAATTAGAACACGAAATTAAAACTACATTCAATATTCCACTCATATATTATTCAATTTGGGATGATCTTCCATATCCTATGTGGAACGCACCGTTTTACGGAAGTTGTGATATGATTATGGGAATTAGTAAGCAATCAGATAATATCCACAGAGAAGTGCTTAAACAGAACGGATTTGGGGTTGTAGATTATGATGAACATGATCATGTTCCGATGGATTTAAAATGGGATGATATAATTACAGGATTTGTTCCCCATGGATTAAATCATGACACATTTAAACCATTAACAGATAAAGATGAAACATACAAAAAAATGTATGCAGCATTTAAAACTAATAATGGAATTGATTTCATGGTATTTTGGAATAATAGAAATATCCGAAGAAAACAACCTGGAGATGTTATTTTAGCATTTAAAACGTTTGTTGATCAATTACCAGAAGAACAAAGACAACGAGTTGGGTTAGTAATGCATACACAAGCAGTTGATGATAACGGAACTGATTTACGTGCAGTATGGAAAGCATTAGCACCTGATTATAAAGTATTATTTTCTGAACAAAAATTATCTGCACAAGAGCTTAATGCAGTTTACAATGTATCTGATGTTGTAATTAATATTGGCTCAAATGAAGGATGGGGACTTAGTTCAACTGAAGCAATTTTATCAGGAACACCTATTATTAATAATGTTACCGGTGGATTGCAAGATCAATGTGGGTTTACAGATGAAAACGGCGAATGGGTTCGTTTCGATGGAGAATTTGCTACCAATCATGCCGGCAAATATAAAAACCACGGGAATTGGGTTAAACCAGTATTTCCAAGTAATAGATCACTTCAAGGATCGCCACAGACTCCATATATCTTTGATGACCGCGTTCGTTATGAAGATGTAGCAACAGCAATTGCATATTGGTACGGAACTGACCCAGAATGGAGAACAACATATGGTTTAGAAGGAAGAGAATGGGCTTTGAAAAATGGATTAACGTCTCAACAAATGGGTAATAAAATGATTCATATGATTGATTATTTATTTTCTGTTAATAAAGGAAAACGCCCAACATATACATTGAATAAAGTAACTCCAAAAAAATATAAACAAACAGGAATAGTAGCATAATGAAAAACGTAGTTATAGCATCACCCGTAGCGACTCAATCCGGATATGGACATCACGCTCGAGAAATTATCAATAATTTGATTAAACAACGTGGATCGGATTGGGATATTAAATTGGTTTCATTACCATGGGGTCATACTCCATTTACATACCCATTATCAACAGATCTGATATCAAGAGTAATTCCGTTACCATTACAAACACAACCAGATGTATGGATTCAAGTTACGGTACCAACTGAATTTCAATCTATAGGTAAATTCAATATTGGTGTCACAGCAGGAACGGAAGGAGATGTTTGTCCGCCAGAATGGATTGATAAACTCAATACAATGCAAGTTGTAATTGTTCCGAGTAACTTTACCAAAGAAGTATTTGAAAATACAGCAAAACAACATAATAAAATGATAACTACAAAGATGTTTGTTATTCCAGAATATTATGATAGTAACATATATAGCGGTAAGGGTGAAAGTGAATTAGAAATTTTAAATGAGATTACTGAAACATTTGCATTCTTAACTGTAGGACATTGGTTGCAAGGTGGATTGGGTGAAGATAGAAAAAATATTGCCGGCGTAATTCATTGTTTCTTTAATACATTTAAGAATCAAAAAGATCAACCTGCATTGATTTTGAAATCAAGCGGAGCTACATATTCAATTATGGATAGAATTGATATTGAAAATAAAATTCTTAATATCCGTGATATGTTCCCTAATGACAAACTTCCAAATGTGTATTTAGTCCATGGCGATTTAGCAGATTCGGAAATGAATTTGTTATATAATCATCCTAAAGTAAAAGCAATGATATCTTTTACTAAAGCAGAAGGATTTGGTCGTCCATTATTAGAATTTTCAACAACAGCAAAACCTATTATTGCTCCGCATTATTCAGGACAAGCAGATTTTCTTAAGAAAGATTTTATTGCTGAAGTGTTAGGCGGGTTAACTGAAATTCATCCTAGTGCACAAAATGAATTCTTAATTGCAGGAGCAAAGTGGTTCACGCCTGATTACGGCCAAGCATCAGCTTTATTAAAAGATGTTCGTAAAAATTATAAAAAATGGCAAGAACTAGCAAAACGTCAACGTTATTTTGTAAATACAACATTTAACGAAACGGCTATTGCTGAAGTATATAAAACGACATTAACCGATATAGATTCTGCATTAGATAAATTACCAAAAGCAGTTGAGTTAAAATTACCACAACTTAAAAAAGTAGAATTACCTAAACTGCAAAAAGTATGAAAATAAGTTATGCAATAACAGTATGTAATGAGTTTCTAGAAATACAGAGGCTCATTACATTCTTATTAAAGAATAAAAGATCCCAAGATGAGATTGTAGTATTAGTCGATATGACTAAAAATGAACCAACATCTGAATTACTAGGATACTTACATAGATTGAGTAGTAGTAATTATATCCACATATCAGAACAAAATTTCAATAATCATTTTGCAGACTGGAAAAATTATTTAACTAGTATATGTAGTGGCGATTATATTTTTCAAATTGATGCTGATGAAATACCACATGAAAACCTAATCAATTCCCTTCCTGATTTACTAGAAGAAAACCCAATAATTGATGTGCTACGAGTACCAAGAGTAAATACAGTTGAAGGATTAACTGAAGAACATATACAACGTTGGGGATGGAATGTAAATGAAAAAGGTTGGGTAAATTGGGCAGATTGGCAAATGCGAATTTATAAAAATACTCCTAATATTAAATGGATAAATAAAGTTCATGAAGTATTAGATGGATATAAAAACCATGGTATGTTACCTCTTGAAGAAGAATGGGCGTTATATCATCCAAAAACAATTGAACGACAAGTAAAACAGAATGAATATTATGATACACTCTAGTCCAATAACATTTTGTATATCTACATATAACAATTTACCATATCTTAAATTAGCAATTCAATCAGTTAGAAAGAATAGTTATTTTAAAGATGCACCATTCATTATTCATGCAGAAAATTGTACCGATGGAACTAATGAATGGCTGAATGAAAATCATTTAAAATATAACTTACAAATTTATATCCAAACCAACGAAACACCATTAGGTATTGGAGGCGGAATGAATTTTTGTGCCAATAACGTAATTACAGAATACATCATGTTCCTTCATTCAGATTTTTATGTATCTGAAAATTGGGATGTTGAATGTTTACAAGAACATGAAAAATATCAAGCACCAACATGGGTATTTAGTTACCGAATAGAACCAGATATGTTTGGCAACGGAGAATCGCGTCCAGGTACGGTAATTGTCCCGAAAGATGTATTTGGTGCATATCATGATGATTTTAATGCAATTGCATTTGAAGAATGGGCTAAAGAATTTACTAGAACCAATAATATCAAAATACCAAAGACCGAAGGCGTTTCTGGATTAATTAAAAAGAAAGATTGGCATCGTATTGGAGGAAATGATCCACAATTCGCTCCAGCTTCTTGGGAAGATATGGATTTGTTTTTACGAATGAGAAATGAAGGATATCAATTTGTATTAACAACCAAATCGTTAGTATGGCATTTTGGTGCAAGAGGTTCACATCGTTTAGAAGAAAATGATGGACAAACAGATATCCGACAAAAAACAGCAGAAACAGTAAACCAAACGAAATTCTATAACAAATGGGGCGGAATGCCTGTATTTGATGAATTCGGAACAATTAAAGGAATAGCATAATGGAAAGAAATTTAGAACAAATTGCAAATTTTTATGAAACTGACAAAAGAAAATCAGATCATAATTATACTGAATTTTATCATCAATATTTTGATAAACTGAAAGATGAAAAATTAGTTGTTGCTGAAATTGGAATATTAAGACATCCAGCTCGACCATATGAAGGTGCATCATTACTTCTTTGGCGCGATTATTTTATTAATTCGGAGATCCATGGAATTGATATTATTGATCATACACATATGGCTGGCGAACGTTTAAGCATACATATTGCCGATCAAGGTGATCGAACGCAGTTAGATAATGTATTTAATAAAATAGGTTTAACTGATATTATTATTGAAGATGGTAGTCACTTTATGCACCATCAACAAATATCATTGGCATGCTTATTTAAACATTTAAAATCGGGCGGAATATTTGTTATTGAAGATTTACATACATCGCATCCGAAAGAACCATTCCAACCATCTCAGTTTCGATTATCAGATAATGATACTAGAACATTGGATATGTTGTATAAATTTATTGAAACTGGCAAAATGGAAAGTATGTTTATGACACCAGAAGAATGTAAATATTTGCAAGATAATATTGCATCATGTAATGTGCACAAAGGTAATGAATCTGAAATTTGTTTCTTAATTAAAAAATAACAATGAAAATAGCATTTCATAGCAATCAATTAGGTTTACGAGGTACTGAAGTATCATTATATGATTATGCACGTTATAATGAAGAAATTTTAGGTAATACATCTATCATTATATCAGATAAAAATGCAACGTTGGATTCGTATGATAAATTCAATGCTCGGTTTCCTGTATTTCTTTATAACAATTTTTCAGAAGTAGAATCGATAATTGATAGCAATTCAGTTGATTGTTTATACTTACAAAAGGCTGGTGATTTTGATTCTAGAATAGTATCAAATGCTCGTAATTTAGTTCATGCAGTATTCATGGAAAAAGAAGTCCATGGAGATGTGTATGCATATATATCAAAATGGTTATCAGATAAAATGTCAAATGGAACTATACCATATGTCCCATATATGATAGATTTACCAACTCATGATTTAAATTATAAGACACATTTCAATTTAGATAATAAATTTGTAGTTGGTTGGTATGGTGGAAATAATTTTGATATACCTTTTGCTCAACAAGCAGTAATCAATGTTGCACAATCACGTAAAGACATTGAATTTTTATTTATGAATCACGATCCATTTACAGATCTAGAAAATGTAAAATTCATACAAGGCACTCATAATATGGATGAGAAAGTTGCATTCATTAATACATGTGATGCAATGATACACGGAAGATTTAGAGGAGAAACATTCGGTTTAACCGTAGCAGAATCATCTACATTAAATAAACCTGTTATAACATATTATGGCTCTGAAGAAAGAAATCATATTGATATTTTAGGAGATGCTGGAATGTATTATTCAGATTATGATAGTTTGGTTAACATATTAATGAACATCTCATCAGTAGATATCAAAGATAAAGATTGGAATCGTTATACAGATTTCACACCAGAAAAAGTTATGCAACAATTTAATAAAGTATTTTTACAGTAATGAAAGTATTATTTATATCAAGAGCCGAATTACCGGATTTTCAATGTGATATGGTATTTCATGGTCTACGTTCACTGCTTGGTGCTGATTGTGTAGATTCAAATCCAATGTGGTATATGTATTCAGACACAATGAAATCATTTTGGAATACACGTGTACCTAATAACGGAAAGAGTTATGGGAATGGATTTACATTATATGGCTTACTTGAAAATATTGACATTGATAGAAGTAATATTGCAGAAAATATTAAAAATAAATACTATGATAAAATAGTATATGGTTCTATTACTAGATGTGATCATTATTTTAATATTGTCTTGGAAAATTATGAAAAATCTGATATTATAATAATAGATGGTGAAGATAATACTACAATTGATTCTCGTTACTATGATAAAGGAATATATTATAAACGAGAATTAATTTATGAAATATCAGAAATTTTACAGCCAATCAACTTTTGTATACCTAAGGAATTGATTGTAGATAAAATACCAAATAAAGTTAAAGATTATGCACATATCATCCCGGGAGATCTTTCTACATACATATATGATAATCAACAAGCATATTATGAAGATTATCAACAATCATATTATGGCGTTACCTTTAAAAAAGGCGGTTGGGATTGTTTGAGACATTATGAAATTTTAATGAATGGATGTATACCATTTTTCCCAGGCTTAGATGAGTGTCCATCGAATACAATGACATTATTTCCAAAAACGATGATTATAGAAAATAATAGCAATTTAATTAATAACGGTTTATCTGCAACGTATGACAATGAAGCTAATTCTATATTAGAACATACAAGAAACTATTTAACAACTGAATATACAGCAAAGAAATTAATTTATGGAAACATTTAAATCTTGTATAATATTAGGTGTTTCTATAGAAGCAGATACTAAATTATATGTATTACATGAAATATTAACTATGATTAAATTGCAATATTCAGATTGCAAAGTTTTTATAGGAATTAATTATGGGTGTAATAATTTAGTAGAAACAATCATTGATTCATATGGATTAGACTCAACGTATGAGCGTTTATTAGATCAATCATTACACACAGGAAGTGATGATTCGGCATATCAACTAGCATTGAAACTATTTTATGCAGACCCAACACAATATGATGTATGTTGGTTTGTACACACCAAAGGCGGGTTTAATAGTAGAGATGTTGAACGACATACATATATCAATGATTTTTTCAGTCGTCGAAATGAAATTGAAACAAAATTTCAGAAACATGAATATTTAGGCGTATATGGTTATCGTGCAGGGGAATATTGGGTCGATAAAACAAATCCAGTTGCACCGCATATAACTAATTCATTTATGCGCGCACTATGGTCAGATGAACCTATTATAGATGACTTTACGTGTGAATTTTGTCATGTTATTATTGTAGAAACAATGTTTGCATTAAACGCAAAATTAATGTATAAATTCTTGAATAGATATTCAAATTTCTTTGATACAAAACTTCGACGCTATTTCTTTGAATGTGAAATTTCAAATTTCTTATCAACTCGCTCCGGATATTATCAAGGCATCGTTAAAGGCAACTGGTCCAATGGATTAAGTATGCAACCTATGATAAATGAATGGATTTCAAAAAATCAATTAGCACATTTAGAAACGTATAAACAAACAGTATCATTATAACATGGAAACAATAGTACTCTATACAAAATCTTATTCAGGTGATTTAAAAAGATTGTTAGTATCAATTGAATCAATTAAAAAACATAATGTAGATAACATACCATATTATGTATCCGTTCCTAAATCAGAAATGGAATTATTCAAACAAAATATTGATACTACATATGTAAATTTAATAGCTGATGAAGATATTTTAACAAAGAACATTGCACAGAGTTGGCATACACAACAAATCATAAAAAGTAGTTTTTGGAAATTAGGCGTATGTAAAAATTATGTAATGCTCGATTCTGATTCGTATTTTATTCGAGATTTCAAACAATCAGATTTCATGTATAATGATGAAACACCATATACTGTAATGCATGAACAAAAAGATCTTTTTGCTTGGACAGCTAAATTTGGACAACCTATGTTAGGGTTTAATCCATATCAAAGTTTCAAACAAGATAGAATGCGAATCATGGAAATATTTGGAAGATCTGGAAGGATTTATGATTTCGGACCAGGCCCAATTATTTGGAGTAGCAAAGTATGGGAAAGTTTAGAAACAGAATATTTGCAACCAAACAACTTGCAATTCGAAACATTGATTGAATTTTGTCCATCAGAATTTTCTTGGTATGGCGAATGGTTGTTAACAAATAAAGTTATAGATTTAATGCCTATTGAACCTATATTCAAATTCTTTCATTATGAACAATTATATCAATATTATAAACAACTAGGGTTTTCAGAATTAGATTTTACGGAACAATATATGGGTATCGTAATGCAATCTAATTGGAACGCACCATTAAACTATTAAAAATATGAATATATTAGTAACGGGTGGCGCAGGATTTGTCGGCAGCAATTTAGTTAAACGATTAAAATCTGAAGGTCATCGCATTGTAGTTATAGACAATTATAGTGCAGGTAAACATGAAAATGAAATACAAGGCGTATCATATATTAATGATCACACGAAAAACATTAATGATATTGATTTACCATTTCATCCCGATGTAGTTTTCCATTTAGGGGAATATTCCAGAATACACCCATCATTTGAAGAATATGAACGTGTATGGAATTATAATACCGTTGGTACGTTTGAAGTAGTTAATTTTTGTATGAAAAGAAATATAAAAATTGTATACGCAGCATCAAGTACTAGATTTGCAGAAGAAGGAACAGACCATTCTCCTTATTCATTGAGCAAATCAATGAGTATTGATTTAGTTAAATCGTTCGCGAAATGGTATGGATCTAAGTATGCAATTTGTTATTTTTACAATGTATTTGGTCCAGGACATGATAGTTCTCCTGTCCCTGGATATGAATCTGTGATAAGTGTATTTGAAACACAACATAAAAATAATGAACCAATAACAATTGTTGGTACTGGTGAACAACGAAGAATGTTTACATATGTAGATGATATCGTTGATGGTTTGATTAAAGCCTGGCATTATGAATCTAATGATGAATTTGATTTAGTTAATCCTATATCATTTTCTATATTAGAAATAGCAAAATTATTTTCAGATAACATTGTATTTATAAAACCTAGATTAGGGGACCGATCAGACAGCGACCCACAAACATACAACGAAACATGTAGTAAATTAAATTGGCATCCGACAATATCGGTAGACCAATGGATAAAAAATAATATAAAATAAAAAGGAAACTATGAACCCAATTTTTTTAAGAAATGTTCCACCGCCATTAGAAACATTTGACCACGTTGCATTATTAGAATTTTTTGCAAGTTGGATTAAGCCAGAACGGTATTTAGAATTAGGCGTACGAGATGGACGATGTTTTACGAGAATCCAACCACATTGTTCGTTAGCTATTTCAGTAGATATGGCACCAGTACCAGTATCGCCTGCATCTAATATAGAAATACATCAGATGACTACTGATGCATATTTAGAATATGCACGTAATGAAAATTTACAATTTGATATGGTATTTATCGATGCAGATCATAGCTACGAACAATCATACCAAGATTTTATCAATGTTAAAGATTTAGTAATCGAAGATGGATTCATATTCTTTCATGATACATATCCATATGCAGAATATATGTTAGATCCTACAATGTCTCATGATTGTTATAAAACACCATTACAAATCAAAAAACAATTTTCTAAACAATTTGAAGTTGTAACATTACCGTTTAATCCCGGTGTTACTATATGTAAAAAGGTTGCTAGTAAAGATTTACCATGGATGTAAAATATCTTGGAAAATTAAATAAAAATCATTATAATATAATAACATATGAAAAACATACCTATAGTAATTTTAAATAAAGATAGATTAGATCCACTTAAAATGTTAGTAAATTCACTAACACAACGAGGTTATAACAATATCATTATTATTGATAATCAAACAACATATCAACCAACATTGGATTGGTACGAGCAGTGTGGAGTAACTGTTTTTAAAAATACAATAGATCAAACATTGTATGATACAGGTACGTTTTATAGATTGGCATTTGAATTGAATCATCCTATATTTTCTGAGATAGTTAAGGATTTTTATGTATTTACTGATTCAGATGTTGTTCCCGTAGACACAGCACCAGCTGATTTTATTGATAGCATGGTTGAAGTTTGTAAGAATTTTAATGTTGCAAAAGTTGGATTAGGTTTAAAAATTGATGACTTACCAGACACTGAATTTAGCAACCACATCATTTCATTAGAATCATCATTTTGGCAAAATAAAATATCGCATTCAACATATGAATTATATCATGCAGCAGTAGACACAACATTTGCTGTATATGCACCGAATACTAAACCATTATTAGATTGTGAAGTTATTCGAATGGCTGGTGATTTTATGGCAAAACATATGCCATGGTATTATGATATTAATAATATGCCGGCAGATGAAACATATTATTTAGAAAATTTACATGATGGAAGAGGTCCATCATATTCTCCAAAAGTTAAACAAATGATTCAATCAAAAAAGGTGAACGATGAACAATAAAAAAATTCTTTTAATAGGTGGTACAGGTGCTTTAGGTAAAACACTGATCAACTTATACCAAAATAATAATATCATCAAAGTTTTTAGTCGCGATGAACACAAACAAGTTGCAATGGAAACAAATCCAATATACACAAACAATGTGTCATATATGATAGGCGATGTTAAAGATAAGAATTCAATTCTAAATGCAATTGAAGATTTCAAACCACATATTATTATCAATACAGCTGCATTGAAACATGTGCCGATTTGTGAAGTTAATCCATACGAATCAGTAAATGTTAATATTATTGGACATCAAAATTTATTAGAAGCGGTTAGACGAAGTATTCATAAAATTGAAACATTGATCTATATTTCATCTGATAAAGCGTGTAAACCAGTAAATGTATATGGAATGTCAAAAGCAATTTCAGAACGAATGTATATTGAATTTGCAAAGAAACAAAATGACATCAAAGTTTGCTTAGTTCGTTACGGGAATGTATTAGAATCAACGGGATCTGTTATTCCATATTTCAAACAACTAATTCAATCAAATTCAAAATTCTTACCAATCACTGATCAACGAATGACGCGATTCTTATTAACATTAGAATCCGCTGCTAAATTAATCGAGTGGTCATATAATAGTCCAGATTCACATGGAAAGATTGCAATTCCAAAAGTTCAGTCATTTAAAATTACAGATATTGCTCGAGCATTGATTAAACATTATACGGGCGATGAAAATAGTATTGAATTGAAAACAGTTGGGATTAGAAAAGGCGAAAAGCTTCATGAAGAAATGATTTCAGCAGAAGAATGGATGCGTACGGAAGAACATGATCATTATTTGATTAGTGATGATATCATACATGATGAATGCGTTTCTTATAATTCATATGATTCGGTAATGCCCGGAGAACAAGTATATGATTTTTTAAAATCAACTAAGGTTATTTAATGAATAAAGTATTGGTATTAGGCCATAATGGTATGTTAGGTCATATGGTTGCAAAGTATTTATCTGATACTGGATGTGAAATTGATCATTGTGATCATAGATATCCTAGTACCCAATTTGAAGAATTTGTTAAACAATATGATGGCGATTTCATAATTAATTGTATTGGTGCTATTCCACAGAGAACTAGAGACTTTTCAATTAATTATGAATTACCAATTTGGTTGGATGCAAATGCTAATTGTTCAATAATTCACCCCGGCACTGATTGTGAGATGGATTCAGACGAATATGGTATATCTAAAAAAAGAGCTAGAGATTATATTGTAGAACATGGCACTCAAACCAAAATATTAAAATCATCAATCATTGGTCCAGAATTAAATTCAAATGCTAGTTTATTAGAATGGTTCCTATCACAAACTGATTCAGTATATGGATATACTAAAGCATTATGGAATGGTAATACTACATTGGAATGGGCTGAACAATGTTATACATTAATTAATTTATGGGATTCATATAAAATTGAAACTATATTGCAAGGCGAATGTGTTTCAAAATTTGAATTATTAACTAAATTTAAATTGGTTTTTGACAAAAATATTTCTATTATAGAAAAGGAAACTGATACGATTGATAAATGTCTTATTGGTGATATTAAAACTAATAACATTGATAATCAATTGATTAAATTAAGAAAGTATTATTATGATTGCTGATAATTATTGTGTCGGAATACTCACATTTTCTAAAAGAAAAAATTACATTAAAAGTTTATTAGAGAAAATTCGACTTCAATCAGATATTCCAGTATATCTATGCATTAATTGTGATTACAATCAACCATTTGATCCAAAATATCGAGATTTTATCTTGAAACTATGTTTAAAGTATACAAATGTATATCCATCATTCTACTTAAAGTTTAGAGGATTATCTAAAGCATGGAATGATATGGTTATAAATGCTTGTTATGAAAATATGATTATCATTAATGATGATTCAACTATACAACCCGGATTCTTTGATGATATTACTAATCAGTATGAACAAATTTATGCAGCTGAACCTAAACGAATTTTAAAGATAAATAACGGTTGGGCATGTTTCATAGTAAACAAAACATATTTAACATCCGTATCATTCTTTAATGAAAACTATATAGGTATCGGATTTGAAGATGCAGAATTTGTTAGACGCCATGGCGATTTTCCAGGACACGTCACAGATAAATTTATAGATTTAGCATCAGAGCCAGATTCATTTAATAGTTTCCCAAAAAATGAAAATATAACAATGCAATCAGAAAAATCATATACATCAATCAACGTTGAATTGTTCCAAGCAAATTCTGGAGATTATCAAAATCCAAAACCATTTGAACAATTTTATGTAGAAAATTACAATAAAATTTTCGGAGAAATATGATATTTTTTAATGAATATATGCAAGGAATAGCAGATGTTGAACGCGTAGGATTTCCATCTACAAATCCAAATTACATTCCAAATGAATATCTATCTAACAAAGTTTTTATAATATTTAGAACGTGTCATTCATATGGCGATTGGGTTATATTGTCAGCAATGCCTAGATTGCTTAAACAAAAATATCCAGACTGTACAGTAATCATACCATCACCTGATTGTATTGCTAAATTCTTTAGTCCAGGAACATGGATGAATAAACACGAAAATCCATTTAATAATGTAATAGAAGTATTTGCAAACAATCCATGGGTTGATGGTATGATAGATGACATACCTGCAGGATATCCTATTTATCATGATCATTTTAGAATTTACGATACCGATAAACCAGATACTGCATTAATTCAACAAATGCTTAAATTTTGGAGATTTGAAGATCACGAAATGCAAGATTGTGAACCAGAATTATATTGGACCGAAGATGAACAAACACGAGGCGATGCTATCATTAAAACATTGTACGGTGAAGAAGAATTTGGGTTTCTTTATATAGATGACACATTCTTATATTCAATTGATATAGACGAATTAGAAATACAACGACGTCGCAATTTAATTCAAGAAGAAATAAATAATCATGAGCTATCATGGTTATACTTTTCTGCAGGAGATAAATTTAGATATAAAGCATCTGGCAATGTTATAGATGTCAAAGGCATTGAAATGACTTTACGCATACAAAATTATGTTAAAAGCAAAGCAAAGACAATTATTGGATTTCAAGGAGGTTATGGCACGGACTGTATGTCTAGATACGCACAATGCTATGTAGTGCCATTGCATCAGAATTCATTGAATGAACACATACAATACAAAACAACTTACTTAGGAGAACATGTTAATAGCAACACTTAATCATAATCTACCTACATGGACAGATAATCTAGTAAATCAATTAAAACGCGATTCATACTTTGAAAAATGTGAATTGATGGTATTAGATAATGGGTCTATAGAACCAATGGCACAAACAACTACACATCGGTTAGATGAAAATATATTCTTTGGTGGCGGGTTCAATGTAGTATTAGATTATTTTTTACAAACAGATCATGAGTATCTTTATTTTTTAAATAATGACCTTGTGTTTCACGGCCCAGCATTCTTAACAACATCAATGCGCGAAGCTTTAGAATCAGATGCATCAGTTTATTCACCATCGGTTATCAATGCATCTATAGAACAATGTCATTGGAAACAAATGTGGAATTGGG